AAGAATCTGACCCCTCCGGCAGCGGGCCGCGGTGGGCTGGTTTTGGGCCGTTTGGCGGTCGTGGGTGGTGCCGATCTGCTGCGGCAGGCAGGCGGCAGGGCTGCGGGGTTCGCTGGTGCTGCTGGTAGGTGCAGGCGGCTGGCGCTGGCTGCTGTGAGGTCTGGCGCTGCTGGCTGCTGGCGGTGGGCAATGGGCAGGCGGTGCAGCTGATGGGCTGCGGGGTCATCGGTGCGGCAGCTGGTGCCGGTGCTGGTCTGCCGCTGGTATGTGGTGCAGGTGGGCGGGGTGATCTGCTGCGGTGGTGTTGTGCTGGCGTGGTCATCGTCCGGGCCGCGTGGTCATCGGGCCGGGCCGGTCTGTTGCTGATCCGGCAGGCCGGGCAGGCGGCAGGGCTGGAAGATGGGCAAAAGAAAAAGGCCAGGGCAGGCGGCGCGGTGTGCGCTGCTGCTCTGGCCTTTGGTCTGCGCTGGCGTGGTGGTACTGCTGCGCCGGGCCGGACCCGGTGCAGGCGGTGGGCGGTGGCGGTCTGTTCCCCTGTTCCGGTGCCGGGCCGCTGCTGGTGCTGGCACTGTTCCAGGCGCAACGGTTCCAGCTGGCAACGTTCCAGCATGGCACGGCCTGCGCTGGCGGTGCTCCATCCTGGCCGTTTTTGCCGTTTGCCGGAGGGGTCAGATTCTCCACCTAACGGGATTGAGAAGCAGGTGTAGGGCTTTAACCTAGTAGGCTAGAACTCTCCCCAGTAACCCCCTATAATCCCCCTTCTTCCCCAGATTCCGCCGGGTCAATCTCCAACGGCTGCCCTTCCTGCTCCATCCGGGCGCGGACAGCTTGCAATATATACCCCTGCAGGCTCTGCCCGCTGGCAGCGGCAGCGGCCTTTATTGCATTTGCTTCCGGGGTCAACGGTTTCAGGTTGATTTGCGTGCATTTTGCGTTGTATTTGTCGTTATTCAGTCTTTTTCTTGCTGATACAGCCATAATATTACCCCTGTTTATTTTTATATATAAAATATAGCATTTTCGCCGAACCCTGTACAGTGTCAATTTGCACAAAGACACGGTATAGGGTTTTGTGCAAAACGCAGAAAGCACGGTATAGGGCTTGACAAGAAACCCTGTACCGTGCTAGAGTAAGGCCACAGCAAGCGACACGGTACAGGGTCGCTTGCTGAATACCAGCGAAAGGAGGAAAGCCGCATGAGCATTGAATTTTTCAAGCTGCCCGCCGCTTTGAAAAAAGCGATCTGGGCCGCCTACCTGGCAGAGTGGGAAAAGAAAAAGGCAGCAAAAAAGCCCGCCACCCACTAAAGCAGGTGACAGGCTTGCAAGATGACATTCCACCGTCCATCTTGTAAGCCAGTTTACCACAGGTCGGGGGTGATAGTCAACACCCGCCCCGCAAGGCCGCCGGCATACCGCCGCCGCTGGTGCAAGCCCAGCCGCCCCGCAAATGGGGCGGGTGCTCATGGGGACACGCTCCAATACCCCCTCTATACTCCCCCAGGCCGTGAGAATCGCCAAAATTTCAAGCGAATTTTTGAGCAATATTTTTTCTCTTTGTCTTTCCGTAGGAAAGCAAAAGAGAACGGTCGCCGGGACCTTGACGGAGCAAAAAACAGCCGTTAAAATTCGGCATCGAACGCAAAGGAGAGTGCAAAGCATGAAACTTTTGAACGCTGCAAAGAAGATCACCACCGCCGCCGCACTGGTGGCCGCACTGCTGGCAGGCACCGCACCGAAAGCGGCAGCCCAGTGCCCCTACATCCCCGGCCCCCTGGGCCGCTACATTGCCCCGGCCATTGTGCAAGGCATGACCGCCACCGATGACGGAGCGGTTGAAGTCTGGTGCACTGACGCGCTGGACGGTGACGACTGGTATTTTCTGGTGGATGCTGAAACCGACCTGCGGATTTATGACCGCGTTGACCTGGTGGTTGACGCGAACGGCACCCCGGAAGATTTCAGCGATGACAAAGTGATTGATGCACTTTACTGCCACGACTGCACCGAAGAGGATTGACCCCACCGGATACCCTGGCAGAGCCGCACCGGATAAAGCGGCCCCGCCCCACTACCCCGGCAGCCCGCCGGGAGATCACCGAACACCAACACAACAAGCAAAGGAGCGTTACACATGACGAACAATCAGATCATTGCCCACGAAGCCGCGCAGCTGGACCCCTCCACCCTGCACGCCATCGCCACCGCACACCACACCCCGCAACAGATCGCCGCAATGGCCGCCAATGCCATCGCCCTGGACGAGAACGGCGAAGAGCAGCCCGCCACCATCGCAGACGTGGAAATTCTCCTTGCAGCCGATGAACTGCACACGATCCACGAATGGAACCGGCAGGGCAAGCGGATCAAGACCGGCGAAACGGCTTTGATCTCCTGTCACCTCTGGCAGTTCACCACGAAGCCCAGCAAGGCACAGCGGGAAGCCGCTGAAGCCGAAGGCAAGGAAGCAGCCGAACACCCCCATTTTTACCCCACGAAAGCGCACCTGTTCAGCTGCTTGCAGGTAGAGGACGCGAAGCAGGCCCCCGCCGGGCGTTTCGGTTCCGTTGCCGCTATCATGGAGTATAACAAGAAGCTGGCTGCAGAACGCAAGGCAAAGGCCGCGGCCGCCAAGGCAGCAGCAGAGCAGGCCGCCAGCGCTCCGGATCCCATCATCACCGAAGAGCGGCACGAACTGCCGGAACTGGTCCACGTTGACCCGCTCCCCGCCAAGAAAGCCAGCAAGCCCGCCGCACCGAAGAGCACAAAGAAACCCGCCGCCACGAAAAAGGCAGTGCAGAAGAGCGCACAGCCCGCCCCGGATGCACTCCGCACCGCACAGCAGGCAGAGCGCAAAGCAAAGGCCGCGTTTATCGCCGTGCCCGAAACCGACCGCAAAGGCCAGGCCGCCGCGCTGGAAACCTGGCGCAAGACCCGGAAAGCCGTAGAGGATGCAAAGCAGGCCCCCGCCGCTGTGGCCGTGGACGAAGCACCGGTGAAACAGCTGGACTTTGAGAGCATCGCCGCCGGGCTGCTGGCATGATCCACCACCACGAAACCGGAAACTTTAGCAGGGCTGCACCGGGCAAAGCAACCCCGCCCCACTTCCCACCGGCACCCCGCCGGGAGGATCACCACAAAACGAAACACGAAAGGAAGTTTGAACCATGAAGAAGTTTGACAACATCATTGACCAGGTGAACGAAGTTCTGCGCCAGCAGTGGACCCTGCAGGCCCTGCGCCACAAGGCAGAGGGCACCGGCTGCCCCGAAGAGGTGCAGCAGCAGATCACCGCCGCACGTCTGGCCCTCATCTGTGCCCGCCGCGGCTACCTGCTCACCGCCTGACACGGAACCGGAAACCCTGGCAGAGCCGCACCGGCCAAAGCGGCCCCGCCCCACTTCCCCGGCAGCGCACCGGGCACGAAATCCAGAACGAAACACGAAAAGGAGTTTTTGCAATATGAAAAGAGCATCCAGCAGCACCCCCGCCGGCCTGAACGTGAAGAAGATCACCGCCTATCTGAAAGGCCAGGCCAAGAACCGCAACGCTGTGCGCGTCACCTGCCAGGGCGGCAGCGTGTACATCTTCACCGGCTATGCAGCGTTCAAGCTGCCCGCCGTCCTTTACCCGGAAGTGATCCAGCCCGTGACCATGCAGGCGGCCCCCGCCGATGGTGTGACCATCGTTTCCAGCGATGACGGGTTTGTGGTCAACGATCCGTACCAGCTGACCGCCGCGCAGATGTTCCAGAAGTTCAGCGACTGCAAAGAAGAGGTCAAGCGCACTTCTCTTTTGCAGGAAGTCGAGATGAAGGGCAAGATCTGGGGCACGTTCCGAATGTTCCGCAATGGATCCCGGCCCATCATGATAGATTCGGAGTATGACGCTTTTGTGGATCATCACGAATTTGTTTACCACGGCAGCAACAACCCGCTTGCGCCCATCCTGGCAACTGACACCGCAGACCCAAAACGCGCCGCCGCGGCCGTGCTCATTGCCCCGATGAAGGCGAACGACGAAATACAGCAGGTATGCAAC